GTCTATACCACGACTTTCAACTAATTCTTTTGTTAACGCACTTTCTGATTCAAAGTAAATCACACCTGCGTCTTTGTTTTTTTCTAAAAATGCTTTTACGATTCCTAATGCAAAGAAAGTTTTACCTGTTGCAGCTTCACCTGCAATTGCTGTAATTTTATTTGATGGCATACCACCATAGATTGATCCTGATAGTAAAGCATTGAAGGCAAGGGAACCTGTATCAATAAACGAATCAACGTCACCTGCTTCTACACCCTCACTTACTAATGTGGCGTATTCATTACCAGTTTCTTTTATTATGTCTTTTAAAAAATCACTCATATTAATTCTCCTTATGTGTATGTATTATATCAGTATTTGTGTTTATTGTCAAGCGTCTAAAATAGTGTTGCTCTTCTACTATGTCTAAAGTAATCTAATTTTTCTTTTGAAAAGCACCATACGTTTTCAATATATATTCTGTTCATAAACTCTGCTTTTTCTTCGTCACTTTCAAATAACTTATCTGATTTAGGTCGTTGCATAATCCTCATGCCTATCTGACCTACAAAGTTATCTTTTAAACTGTCAACAAGTTCATCACTACTATAATATCTTTTGTTTTTTATATTAGGGTCCATGATGTTTACAAACATATGCTTTGATCTTTCAAAACTTTTTTGAGCAACAGGTAAATAAAAATCATCACGCCATTTAGAATATTCATCAAACTTGTGCCATGATTGATTTTCTTCTTTCTCACCACCCTCGTTATATCTTTCTGTAGAGAAGTATGGTGGACTTGTAAATGCACAATCTATATTGTCAATTTTATCCCATGGTAAATCTTCAGCGCCACAGTTATAGATAGTTACTTTTTTAGGTTTAGATAAGAAACTATTATATGTTTCTACTTGTTTTAAATATTGTTTGTAAGTATTGGGATTAGGATCACAACCGATATATTCTTCAGCGTCACTAGTAAAGAAACCAGCAAGTCTATCGCCCCAACCACATGATGTATCTAATACTCTTTTAGCATTTGTCATCTGATAGATTGTCTTTGCTACATTAGGTTTAAATTGTGTTGCAATATATGTACCTAATCTAAACGCTGACATGTAACTCTTGTCATCTAATCTACCACCTCTTAATTCTATTTTGTTATCTACTTCAACAGGTTTCATACCATTGATACCACGCCATATAGGACCTAGACAACGCCATATATCTTTTGCTGTACCATTCTCCCATACATCTATAGGTGCTTTGAAACCAAAACTACCACAATTTAATCTTAAATGTTGATGAAAGTAATTTGATATGTCATTGAAATTAGATGGTGCGTCTATGATACCTAGACCGTGGTCTTTAAAATTATATTTGTAATCATCATACTTTTCTTTTACATTTTTTTCTAATAATTCTATAGGTTTTACAAACTCCCATACATCTTGTTTCTGTAAAGATTTAAATGCCTGACGCATTGCCTCGTATGAAATCTCCTTTAGAGGAAACTTTGGTCTATTGTCTGCAATATACTGTGCCAAATCTTCTCTAAATTTTTCTTTACCTATATCATTAGTGACCGTTTCAAAGGTCTGTTGATCCATTACAGGTAATTTATTCTCATCTGCGTATTTACTTAACTGACTCATCATTCCATTTCTTTAATAATATTACTATAAAACCATATATAATTATAACACATAATATTGCTAATGTCAATTCCATTTATTTACCTCGTTTCCCCAACTATCCCAACCTTCTCTTTGTTGTCTAGCAAACAATTCTATGTATGGGCCTTGTAATAGATTCTCTATATGACTATACATAACATCTGGTTTACGACTATGTTCTCTACGTTTTTCTACAACTAATTGAGGTACTGATTTACTAACACGTTGTGGTTTACCTTTTGTTGCAAGTAAACACATTTCAGGATTACCTCTAGTCCAGTAACCTAGACCTGTAAAAAATCCATCTGATTTCATATTTGTTTTCGCCCATGTAAAGGCTACAGTTTTGTACTTGAAACCCCAAGCATTAATTACTTCAAATGCTTTATCTAATAAAGGATCAATAACCCACATTAATAATACTGCATTGTCATTTGCTATATTGTTTACAGGCATATTACATATGTCTTTGAAACTCATAACGTTATAATGTTTTTCAGGACTTCTATCTTTGCCCTTATTAGAATACGTTTTAAAAGACCATGGTGGGTCTGCGTATATTACATTATACTTTTTAGATATATCCATACTAGTAGTGCTATAATTAAAAATGTTGTTGTTTTTATTCTTGTCATTGCAATACGTTGACCTGCTTTAACAGCTAGAAAAATTGTCAAATACAATAACATCATTGCTTCCATCATCCGAAAAATGCCTCTAGTGTTGCCTCACGTTCTAACTTCCACCCTATCGAGTCAAGTATAAATCTCAACGGATCGGTAAATGTTTTCTGAAATTGTGTATCGTAATCTACGTACTTGTGTAATTCAAACTCATATGGTATCTTTGTAGAGAAAGAGATAACTGTATCTTTAACTGTATTAGGTTGTTTTAACATTAAGAATTTAATTTTATCACCATCTCTAATAAGAGGATACTTCATACCTAGTTTGTGCTTATTAATATTATAATTATATATCAATGCACCTTTGACATGTATAGGTGTGCCTTTCTTATAGATTGAATTACTGTCAATGTATTTGTTGACATTATTACAACTTCTAGGAAAGGCAACCTCCTCTGGCGAGAGTGTCATAAAGACTTCTTTGAAGTCATTTACAAATTTTATTAAAGCGTCTTCGCTGTCATTCATAATCACACGAATAGCATCCTTAATCTTACCTCTACAGACTTCAGGTGTAGATGATTTAACTGCTTCTACGCCCATAATTTTTAGTTTAGGTATATCATATTTGACACCTTCTTCATCAAATACATTCATCATATATCGTTTTTTAGCAACCCATATACCTTTGTTAGCAATTGCTTCTCGTTTCATAATCATTTTCTGTTGATAAGCATTTACATACTTGGCAAGATTTTCAAAACTACTATCAATAACTTTTTGTATTTTTTCTTCAGCTGCTTTATCTAAAAAGTCAACTATTTGTTTTGTTGATTTGTTTTTACAAACTTTTTCAACAAGTGTATCTAATTTTAGATAGATTGAATCTGTATCAGACGCCACAACATAGTTCTTATTATCTGTGCCTAGCAACTTGTTCATAAATTTATTTACGTCACGTTCTATCCAACGAATAGATAACTGACCACCTAGTGTAATTGCCTCTGCCTGTTTTACATCAAAGTATCTGAAATATTGATTGCCGATTGCACCATAAGCAGAGTTAAGCGAAATCTTTTTTGCCATCTGTATATTGTGACAACGAGAAATCTCGTTTGAATAGATTGGGTCTTTTGTTTTTTGATATTCTATCTTGGCTTCAATTGCCTTCTTCTTATATACTACACGTTCGGTATACATCTTCTCCATAAGTTCAGGTAAGAAACCTTGTTTATCTCTTTTAAACATGGCGCCGTTTGGTGCAATAGTCAAGTTACGATCTTTTGCCCATTTGAGATTTAATTTTTCATCTAAAAAATTTTCTACGCCTACTGCTTTAGGTTCTGTACCTACAAACGTTTCAGGACTAATATTGTATTGCATAATCAAATGTGGATACAAACTGTTTAAATCAAACGAAACAATCCAATTATGTAAACCTAGTTGTGGATCTTTTACATATGCACCTTCGTATTGTGTATCCTTAACCTGATCTTCTCTAGGTGGTATAATAATATCTTTTGTAAGTAAATGATTGTAGATGATTGTATCCCAACATCTTACTTGCGAATAAACATCTGTATAGTTTACCTTGTAATCATATGCCATAGTCAGGCATAACTCAATCAGTTTCATTTTGTCTTCGAGTCTATCAACAAGTTCTACGTCTTGTATATTGTACTCTACAAACCTTTGATAATCTTTTGTATAGAAATCTTTAAACGTTTCATATGGATTATCTAATTTCTGTTCGCCTAGTTCTACCTTGGCAATGTAATTTAGTTTATAACTTTCTTGTCGGACATACGTAAACTTTTTATACAGATCAAAATAATCTAGTACAGATATACCTAGTATATTCCATATTTGATTGCTTTTATTACCAAGTTGTATTCTATCTGCATTGACATAATTCCATGGTGACATTTTATTAATTGTATCATTGTCAAAGATATATCTCATACGATTCATAAGATAAGGCATATCAAAAAACTTTACATTCCAACCTGTTAGAATATCAGGATGATTCTTACACCAGAATTTTAGAAACTCTAGCAACATGTGCTTTTCGTTTTGACATTTTACATAAGTTACATTTGCCTTTTTAGAAATGAAGTCACCTGTACCCCATGTAATAATCTGTTTATTGCTGTGATTTTTTATAGTGATACAGATAATTGTTTCTTTTGCAGTATCTGGATCGGGAAAGCCGCCTTCACACTCGGTTTCTATATCAAGTGTGAATATCTTAATGTAGTCTTTGTTCCATCTTATCTCGCCTTTGTATTCGTCAGCGATGTGTTGATAGTTGTATCTATTCATACCAAAGATTTTATACTCTGGTATTGTACTATACTCACTATAGAAATGCTTTGCCTTTGATATAGAATCAAATCGCTTTTCTTTTAGATTAGTGCCGTCTAGTGTTTTATATTTTGATTGTTCTTTTGTAGGTAGATATAGTTTAGGGCTATAATTGATACGACTCAAATAAGATTGTCCATTATTGACACCTCTTATAAGAAGTTTACCTTTATACTCTACAACGTTTGTGTAAAAACTACTCGCCAAATTCATATCTTATTATAACACGATTGATTTTAAAAGTCAATACTATGTGATAATTTTACTTTTAGGTGTAACTATCTGACCTGTATTTTGTTGATATGCACCAATCATATTATCGTCTGGTGTAGTGTCAGTAATTATATTTGCCTCTTTGATATGTATAACTTCATCCTTTGTGTATGGTATGTACGGATGAAATCCTATTTGCATAGGTTTGCCTGGTTGTCCTTGCATTGGTATCAATACAAAAGGTTTCTTTATTGCCACGTGATCTGCTTTATCGCTATCTTGTGGCGTACCTATTACGTCCTCTCCAGATGAGAGTCTGTATAATCTAATCATAATATACTCCTATTCAGTTTTATTTTCTTCAGTTGATTGTTTTTTTCCAATATTGTATTTCGCTTGTAAATTCCACTCGCTCTTTTCTTTAAATGCTATGATTTTTATTTGTGATAGAGGTGCTTTGTTTTCAGCAGCCTCAGGTTTTACTATTGATAGTAAGTTCCAGTCTTGTAATAAAACTGATATTGTGTTACGTCTTTGTACATCATTCTCTACTAACGTAGCTTTCTTACCGTCTAAAGCAAAAAGTTCTTTGAAATGTACTATGTAATATTTACCTTGTTTGTGTAGTATGTGGCAACTTTGAAATAAAGTTTTATCTTTTCTACTTGCAACACCTATTCGGGACAAAGTCTCCCTTATTTTTAGAAAGTCATCTGGCTGTTTGAGTGTAACCTCTAACATCTGCTCAGGCGACCAATTAAATTCGTCACTCATTTTTTTCTCCCACCCTTATCAAGTTTTTCCTTAATAAGATTCAATTGTTTCTTATCCAGTATGTCAAGGGCTACCTTTGCTTTTGCATTGCTATAACCATAATATTCTTTTACATACTCTAAATTTTTAGATTTAGCAGTTGTCGTCCACTTACCACCGAACCTCTTTCTCTTACGAATACTATTTAGTAGAAAATGAAACTGTAAACGTTTGGTTAGGCTGTGATGTAAATTCATCTCGTTTGCCATCATTATAGCGTCAACGTGCTGTGATAGACAACGATTTATAACGTAAGGTGGGTATTTCTTTTCCCATACTAGATCATCTCCGTCTAGTAAATTAACCTTTGACCAGTTAATCGCATTGAGATAATCAGTAAGTTTATATTCAATCATGTTTTTCATGCTTTTTGTGACCTTTATGAGAACCCATGTAGTAATCGCCTGGTTCATAATTCCAAACCTTACCGTGATGTCCTCTAACGTCAGCCC